CATTAGTGTGTTGTAATTCTGTAAGTCCTACTATTCCTGCCATTATATCACCGTAAAGTTTCCGTTAACTGTTATGTTAACTCCTGAGTCTATTGTTATTGGTCCTATCACTGATGCGTTCTTTCCTGAATCTACTGTAATACTACTTATAATGTTTTGTGTATTAACTCGTATTGGCACATTATTTATTACTATTGATGAATCAAGATTTGAAACTTTTACAGATGCATCTGCCAGTTTTCCTGATGTTACCGATCCATCGACTGGTACAAATACCGCACTCTTAATTCCAAGATCAACTACTCTTAATATTGAATCTGAATCAAGTGCTGAGTCAAAAGATATAGTATCGCCACTTAGAGTAAAGTTATTCTGTGCTTGTATTACACCATCTATTGAAACTAATAAAGCACCTTTTGCTGATGGTGTAAATGATAATGTACAACTATCTGACTCACCTTGAAATATTCTTGTAAATTCATCAAATGTTTTTAAGTTTGCCGCGAGCTTGTCTTCTGTAATACTTCCTGTTCCTACTGCATCACCAGCATTTCCGCCTATAGATATCGCAAAACATGAGTCATTTGAATCTGGAGCAGTTGTAAATACTAAATTATTACCACCCGCTTGTAATATAAAATCTTTTGTTGGTTCTTGTATAACACCATTTAATGATACTATAAGTTGATTAACATCACCAGCTTGATGTCCAAGAGGAAAAGAAACAGTTGATGCGTTAAACACCCAAGACGAAACATCGACTTTCTTAAACTCTCCAAAATTTGGTGCTCTACCTAAATATGCCATCTAACTTCCTTAAATAACGTTTAAATTAAAACTCATAGATATTCTTTCTTCTTTACTATTATTAGGTTCAACAAAATGTTCTAAGTAAGAAGGAAACAATAAAAATAAACCTTCTTTAATATTAACATATCTTAATTCACCATTATCATACCTATCAACTAAGAATGAATTAGATATAGCTCCCGGTCTAGGATCTCTAAAAGCTAATCTTCCACAATCTTTAGGTGTTTTGACATAATAAACTCCAGAAAAAGTATAACCACCGTGTTGATGGATTGTGTTCCAATCATTTTTTTTATTTACATTAATCCAAATTTCTGGTATATCTATCTGTTGTATTCCTAAATTTATGTTTTTACAAAAACTATTAATATAACTTATTAATGGACTTAACTCTGTCTTATTATTTTGTATATTACTTTGCCAACCACCAACATTAGACTTAAAAACAGATAATTCTTTTTTAGATTTTTCTAAAATCCATTTAACAATATCTACTTCAAAATTAATTTTTTCAATACTATAAAAGTAAGGTGTCGCCCATAATTGTTCTTTATCTACATTCATAATCAACTAGGCTCCTCAGGAAAAGCAAATCCTTCATCATTCATGCTTGTGTATGTCTTTGTTATATCTCTTAATGATTGTCTATAAGTTATCCATTCAGCCTTTTTAGAATCAGTTAATTTTGTATCAGGTAATTGCGTCCAATCTGAGTTTATCAGCCTAGCATTTCTATTTGCTCTTAGTAATTGTAATTCTGTTTCTGAACTCATTATAACCTCTACGTTTTTATTATGTATAACACGGCAGCATTAACTGGTCTTGTCTCGTCTCCAGTTCTAGGAGTACCTTGAGAGTTTATTTCTAGCGGTGCAGTAGTAGTAAAATTATATGTTGTGCTGTAAGCATGATTACCAATCGCATATGATGAATAACCCTGATAAGAAGTACCCGGACTCATTATTGTTTCGTGTTTGTGATCTTGCATTTGATCATTTTCAATAGTACCTACAGCTGGTGCAGAAAAGTCTGTACCCTTTGCCATGTTAGCTGTACCATGTGTACCAGTACCTCTAAGAAACATTGCTCTTAAATCAGGAACATTAAATGTGCTTGAACCATCACCAGCGCCCCAAGTTGTTCCAATGGCTGAGTATAAATCAGCATATGTGCTTCTTGAAATCGCAGAACCATCACAGGATAAATAACCAGTAGGAACTGAACTTCCAGCATAAGCTACGATAGAACCTTTTAAAATAGCGTCTCCAGCGCCAGCAACTGTGCCAGTAAAAGTATAATTTTTTGTAAGATTTAATTCTGAAGGACCAATAGCATTTGCAGCAATATTTGATGAGTCTAAGTCAAAGTTTGTGTGCAAATGACTAGTAGTAATTATATTATTACCTAAACCTGAAGATTTTACTTTTGTCGTCATTGTGCGATCTCCTGAGCAATAATATGTGATGGCTCATTAGCTATATTATGATAATGAGTTCCTCCGCCCGAAGCTAACATGTATACTGCATAAGTTGTCGCGCTAGTAGTTGATGGTGAATCTAAAATAATCATAGTTGCATTTGCGTCTCTATTATTGTTATCATAAAATCTACCCATGCCATAAGTGCTATTTCCTAAATTAGTTGAACCTCTATATAATGTATAGATAATAATTCCCGAAGTTGCGCTCTGAACTGGAACTACAGCGGATACAAAAATTTTACTAGATGTTGAAGTAGGAGTTATCGTTACCGCCGTTGAACTTGAAAAAAAACTTGAAGATGTAAATGAAGTTTCAGTAGCATGTGTTCCAGAAACAACTTGTATCACCTGTCCCGGTGCAACTATAGATCCTGCAGCTCCACTTAGCTTATGTCCACTCGCAACATTTACTGTACTTCCAGTCGCTGCCTGTATTGTATTTGTCTTTAACGTACTCATACTATACTCCATTCACCGTTGACTGTTACTGTAAATCCTGAGTCAATTTGTATCGGTCCTGCACTCATACCATTAGTCGCAGAGTCAACCGTAATATTTTCTGCAATATTATTTGCGTTTGTTCTTATTATTGAATTCGTTCCTAACCAAGGTGCGTTACTATATTTCACTGCCTGACTTCCTGTAGGTTGTGATGCATCATTTAACGTTATCGTTGGAGCAGTAACTCCACCTGTAAATATATCACCAGATCTCTTAGCCGCGCCACCTACGTCGGTAACGTGAACCTGTGTAACTTCATGAACTTCAAGAATATCATTTAAGTATGCTGCCACTGATAATACGATATTAGTACCTGTTGTCGTAAAGTCTCCGTCAGGTGATAATCTTGCACCATTTAAGAATACATGACTTGAACTATCAATTGCAGTTAATGAAACACCGTTAGCATCATTACCAGTAAAAGCTGTTTGGCCTTCAGATGCAGTAAATCTAAATCTTGTACTTCTTAGTTCAACACTCTGATTTGCATTTGATCCTAAGTATGCCATTATGCTAAATCTCCTACAAAAGACGCTGTATTATCACCATCATCAAATTTTACAAAAGCATCAGCAGTAAAATATCCACATCTAGTACGATAAGCTGTTGCTGTTTTTGCAGTTGTTCCATCCATTCCTTCAATGTAACGTATAGAACCATCTGTTCCAGCACCACCATCAGCACCATGATTTACACCATAATTTATATTACCCATAACATTAGTAATAGTTAAAGTAGCATCACCAGTTCCATTGTCAGTAAAACTAGCAGAATTAAAACTATCTAATATTGACATATTGCGAAAAAAAACCCAGTATTTTACCAACCCTTGTTGCAAATTAGTTGTTGCAGTACCCTCACCTTTTACAGTAGTAGGATTTGCTATATTACTATTAAACTTAACATCATTGCCGACTTTTGCCTCGATCTCATTTACGACTACACGGCTCATTGTGCGATCTCCTGAAGAGTTATCACCGACGTTCCTCTTGCTTCATAGTCTGCATTATCTCTATCACTATGAGTTCTATTGACGTACCAAGCTTGTGTTCCGTATTGTCTTATTTGTATCTTATACGTAGTAGCACTTGTAGTATTCGGAGAATCTAAGTATGAAAAGGGAAGTGGGTGCATGGCGTATATGTCTTGAGTAAGACCACCTTCACCACTAGTAGTGATTGTTACGGTTGGTCTATTGCTAGCAGCGTCTCCTTTAAGAATTTGTGTGCTTCCTCTGACTAACCAACAATAAACCGAATATGCTTGAGTGCCTATTGAGATGTAACCGTTGACATAAATTTTACTACTAGTTGAACTAGGAGTAATAGTTGCAGTCAAACCTGTATCAACTATCGAAGTACCAGTGCCAGTAGCAGTACTTGTTAAAGTGCTTGACACAGTTTGTATTACATGCCCTGGTGCATTTAATACATGTCCACTCGCTATCTCTACAGTAGTAGGTGTAGCAGAAGTTGCTAATCCTTGAATCTTTTGAACACTTAACGTGCCTGCCATTATGTAATCTCCAAAATACTCAGCGCCACGTCAATTGAAGTAGCCGCACTTGAACTCACCTTAATAATATCTGCTGCATTCATCACGACCTTTTGATCTCCACCTACTGCAACTAAAGAACTACCAATTGGAATAGGAGCATCTTTAACTAAGAAGCAACTATCACCACCATTATTTAATAATGTAACATCAGCTGTTATTGCAGAAGATGTTTTATTAGCAAGATTCATTCCTATAATAGTAGTAGCAGTTCCACCTGGACACGTGTACACAGCTGAATCTGCAGTTCCAATATCTTTCTTTGTTTCTAACTTAAATGTATTTGCCATGTCTTATCCTAACGCAATTGCTAATGCTACAGCAGTACCTGCAGGATCTCCAAGTGGAGATACAACTAACACGTCAGCTGAATCAAGTATTCGGTCGTGTGCTTTACCATTGATTGTAATATTTTGATTGACTATTATGCCGTTTTTTACGACAAAATCTTTTTGTGTAGCCACCGGTTCACTCTCCCCAATGTGTTATAATTCTATTTATACAAGTTTAACCTTTTACCTCTTCAACTACTATAAATGAATAAAATGAAGAAGCCCAGTTTATACTAACATTAGATGAACTATAACTTCTTAGTTGAACTTTAATCGTTCTTGCATTTGTATTACTTGCCGCTACAAAACCTACTTTAGCTGATCTTGAATAGTTATTAGCTTCTGTTACTGATCCACCATGAAATTGATTAAAGTGTTCATATTCGGCGGGAGTAGCATCTACATGAGTTCCATCATGTACTATGTGATATGATCCACCTGCATAATTAGCGCTTGTTCTTTGATTTTTAAATGCTACATAAGCTGTTATTTTTAAAGTACTACTAGCTAATAGTGGAGTAAAACTTAAAGTTAAATTGGTAACATCTCCCATGGTACTACTTGTAGTAGTTGTTTTTGTATTGGTCTTTACGTGTTGTGTTTGTATAATACTACCAGCAGGCATATTACTAGTAGCAACTGAAGTTAAAAAGCTACTACCTTGAACTAAATTAGCAGTTGGAACTTTTTTTACTCTTGTTAATGCCATGTCTTCTCCTAAACTATCGACATTGATCCGTTAATGACTACTGAAACTCCTGAGTCAATCGTTATTGGTCCACCTACTACCGCATTATCATTTGAGTCTAAAGTAAATCCTGTCTGTATTCTATTTGTATTCTTTCTTACTGGCGTATTCGTAATCGCTATAGCATCATTCAACTTAGATGCAGTTATCACATTATCTGAAACTGTACTTGTGCTATGTGCATGTCCCATTGCAGTTATAAAATCAATTGCATCTGTAGAATCAATAGCTTCTGAAAATGTTATAACACTTCCATTTACAGTATATGCCGAGTTAGGTGATTGTATTACACCATTAACTGATACTATTAATTGTTCCGCAATAAAGTTTGGTTGCGGTATTGTATTGATCTTAAGTGTATATGATGAATCACTCGTACCAGCGATTGCATCCATTCTTTGATATATACCAAACTGTGGAGACTTACCGAGAGTACTCATCCTGCAATCTCCTGAACAATAATATTAGATGTTCCTTTACTTCCAGCATCATTATTTCTATTTCTATTAAAATAACCAGTACCTCCATCCATTGAAATTCCTACACTATATGTTATTTGACTCGTTGAACTAGGTGAGTCTAAATACTGCATACTAATCATTAACATCTGATATAGTCTTTGATTTCCACCAGTTGAATCACCTATATGAGCAAATCCGTCTCTACCTGCATCAGGTGCTAAATTAGTAGAATCCCTTAAAAAAGTGAGTGTTGCACCATAATTTTGAGAAGGATAACCCATCTGTAATTGTGCATTTATAAGGATTTTTGAAGAAGTAGATGTTGGAGTTATATTAACTTGACATCCAGTGTTTTGAAAAGTTGAACCACTAAAAGAATTAGCTGATGTATATAAGCCTTGTACTACTTGTATAACTTGACCTGGTGCTACAATAGACCCTGCAGCTCCACTTAATTTGTGGCCACTCACAACGTTTATAGTATTACTACTACTCGCCGAACCCTGTATATTTTGAACTGTTAAGCTACTCATTTAATATCCAACCTTTACTATTATCTGCTTGGTATACATCTTCATCCCAATAATACTTTTTACCATCATCAGGGTATGCAATAGGTGAGTTCCATTGACAAGTGTCTTCTACTAATTTCCAAGATGGATAAGGTTGAGATGGAATAAAAGCATCTCTGTCTTTATCGTAAGTGCATCCTATTCCTGCAAAATTCTTTCTTAAAGGAGTTTTACCATTTGCATGAACTCCACCTAATGTATTGTATGAAGTTTGAATCCACTCACCCGGAGATGTATCTACGAATGTATCAAAGAACTCTGCTTCTGCTACTATAACTTGAGTGACAATACTATTTTCTACTTTTGCATAATGTGCCATATCGTATCCTATTAAATTGCGTAACGAATGATTACTATTCCTGAACCACCTGCTGTAAGATTTTGTCCACCAGTACCAGTATTAGCTCCACCTGCTCCGGTAGTAGCACCACCACCTTCTGCATATGTAACTGCACTACCCGTTCTTATTGAATTTGATGTTCCCGGACCACCTCCTCCACCAGTTGACGGAGTACCACTAGAGCCGCCTCCTCCTCCCGGAACATAAGGTGCACTTGTGGCCGCTGCACCTGCAAAACCTTGTCCTGCAGTTCCAGCGCCACCGGCACCAGGACCTGGACTATTGTAACCTTGTCCACCACCACCACCAGACCCACCAGCATTACCTGGGTTTCCTGATCCGGGGTAATCACCTTGTCCACCATGACCACCACCAATAGCTGTTTGATTTCCAAGTACAGAATTTGTTCCATTGTTAGCAGAAGCACCACCAGCACCTACAGTTACTGTGTTGCTACCAAGTGCTAAATTTAAACTAAAACCAGAAGTTGTTATATATCCTCCTGCTCTACCATGACCACCTTGCCAACCAGAACCACCAGAAGCACCTCCACCACCACCACCTGCAATAATAAGGCTATCAAAAGAACCAAGACTATTTACAGTAAATGTAGATGAGGATAGAAATGTATGTACTTTGTAAGTAATACCACCTGATGTATATGTTGTTTCTGTTCCACCAGTACCTGAGAATTTATTACTCATTTGATTCCAAGATGTTCCATTATAAACAGCCATAGCATTAGGTGCTATCCCACTTACAACAGAAGTTGAACTATTAAACCATAGATCACCTGCTGATGGAGAAGACAGAGGAGTTGTTGTTCCTACAATATTAAGTTTTTGTGATACAGTCATAGTTGATGCAGTTATAGCTGATGCAGTTATCGCAGCATCAACCGGTAATCCTGCAGTTTGAATCGCTTTACCTTGAAATATAACATAAAAACTATCTGATGAGTTGACTGCACCCGTCATGGTTAAAGTTGTTCCGCTTGCCGTATATGCTACTGTAGGTTCTTGTCTCGTATTATTTACAAAGACCTCGATATCAGAAGCTTGTGATACACTTTGTTGTAAAGTATATGATGTACCACCATTACCCGTAATAGATTGCTTTTCAGTTGACACATGTGTAGTTGCTGGTTTTTGACCTAGTGTTGACACGTTATGTTTGCTCCACGAATGATATTACTATATCTAATGAATCTGAATCTGATGCTACGGCTTTAATTATATTACCCGTTTGCATTATAATTTTATGATCACCACCTACAACAACTTCGGTACCGCCTGGTGCGACTGTAGCATTTTTTACTATATGCGCAACTTGTCCTGTAGCTGCAGCAGAGTCTTGAATACCTGCGCTAAAGTTGACGTTTTGATTTGGTAAAACATTTGCTGCAGACATTCCAATAATGATTGTTTTTGTTGAACTTGGACATGTATAAAGCGTGGCAGAATCAGTGCTTAATTGCGTCCTTAATATATTTTTAAGCGTATTCGCCATTTGTTAACCTCCAAAAATTAA